GAGAGGGATGTGAGTGATGGAAATGGTTTATCGGAAGTGCATGTGATTGATCATGAGGATGGAGGCAATGCTGCAAAGCTGAGATACGGACGCAGAGAGCAGAGGGATGAGCGAACGCGGTTACTGAATAGGAAAGAATGAGAGAGGCGTACAGAAGCCGAGAGGAAGGGAAGGACGGTCGATTTGCGAAGCCGCATGCTCGTGAAAGCGTGAGATCACTGTTTGGGATCAGTATGTGGTAGACGTGGATATAACTCAGATGGAATGCAGACGGACTTGACGCGGAACAAACCCCGTAAAACGCCGGCTCGAACCCGTTTCGATTCGTTTGCCTTTTTGTCCGCTCTAACACTACGTGTCTTAGTTAATAGGGTAGCGCTAGAACGGAATTCAGATGAGCGTTGAATCGGGGCTCGAATTCGGCGAGTGCTCGCCGAATGGAAATCACCGCCCGTTGGCGTCTTGAATGATGGGCTTGCTTATCGCCCATCCCCTTTCAAGATCGAACTCCGCGTAGAACTGAATGTTGTCTGGATTCATAGGCGGATCGCATGGCAATTGCCCGCGAATTGTTTGCTCCATTCCAAACCGACGGTGGAGCCGACTTGGTTTGATGCCCATCATGTCGCACATCTGACGGGCTTCGGCGATGCCTTCGGCTGACCATTTCCGTTTGAAAGGACGACTCATGTAATTGAATGCCTTCATTGCCAACTCGGATGGTCTGTCATTCTCGTCTTCGTCGAGCATCCACGGGTTAAACGTTCCCCACCGAACGCCCTTTAGCTCGTCCGGCACTTGCGAATCTCTGAAGATCCTGTTCTTCGTCATGTGCCTGATCTCGGGTTCATCTCGCTTCGCCGTGTACGACATATTAAGCTGCAGCTTTGCCTTGTCGTACAGCTCACTGATCTTCGCACGCAACCGTCGAGGTCCGTGTTCTTGCGTGGTAACGATGCCAAGGTGCAGGTGAGCGTGGGCGTAGCCGTCGTTGGACTCGGAGCATGGAACGAGGTGGATGGACCCGACGGTAGGACCGAGCAGATACCTTAGTTTCTTGTTCCTTTCCCGGAAGTCCTGCTTCTTCCCCCTCGCAAGCCACGCGGTGTTGTGTTTAGCGTGCCACTCTTTCAAAAGACCGAGGAAATGAGTGAGCAGTTTCGTCTGTTCAGGGAAGGCTTCGGTACCAGCGACAGGTATGCTGAATGACTCGGGCATGATTACAAAGCTATGCAGTCGGAGACTGCTTCGATTGCTGGCATCTGAGAAACGGAAGCTAGCAGCCATCAACTGCTGTGCCCGTTTGTTCGCCAGGATCGACGCACAGCGGGAACAGGAGTAGGGCTTCTGGCAGTAGTGGTTGAACAAGGTTAGATCCTTTGGGGTCCGAGCCCTGCGGTGAGTACCGCAGCCAAGCAAAGCAAGGCCTTCATCGTGACGGTCAGTTTGACTGTATAGACGGGCGACTTGAATGTTGCGAGCAAGCTGGCGGTTGTTCGAATTGAGCTTCTCCCAGACCTTTGGATATTGCCGTGCAAATCTTTCTGTAACTTCGCGATATTTCACTCCCGCGACCGTTGAATCTGGTTTGATTTTGGACATGGAATCGCCTCAGTTATTTTGACACTGTGAACGTCAGGTGAGAGTTCCTGAACGAAGTTCCAGGATGGAACGCCCAAACACCCGACACGCCGAAGGTGCCTATGGTCCAGGTGAGTTTTTGCTAGTTGCGAAAAAAGCCCACCAGAGTACTCCGGTGGGCTTTTGTGCCTTGGTTCAGCGAAGCTGCATCAATTCCGCAAAAATGGTTGTGGCTTGAGCTCCAATTCACCACGAAGGTCTTGCATGCGGGATGGAAGTCAATGTTTGGATGTTCGCTTGAGAAAGCGTGATAGGGGTAGGGAAGTCCGGTTGAGCCGGACTCCCCTCCCTCAGAACCGTACGTGCGGTTCTCCCGCATGCGGCTCGCCAGTCAGTGGGTCCCATCGAGGGATTGAACGTAAGCTGAGTGGGCTAACAGCCTGTTGATTCTTGTCGTTCTGGCGCTATTTTGAGCGGACTCGATTTGGAGGCTCTGCGATGGTACTTGGGAAGCGAAGACGACAGCAGGATACGTCGGGGTGGCTGCTGATAAACTCGGCAGTGGGCCGAGTAATGCGTTCTGCGATCAGCTCTATCAACTGTTGGACGGGATCGACTTCGATCGGAAGCTGGAGAAGGCAGCCGAGCCGTTTTACGAGAAGACGGGACGAAAAGGTCTGCCCCCTGGCGTCTACTTCCGGATGATCTTTATTGGATATTTCGAGGACATCTCCAGCCAGCGAGGAATTGCTTGGCGGTGTGAAGACCGCCGTTCACAGGCCAGATTCCTGGGTTACGCAGCGGGGAACCGGCACCGGATCACAGCGCCCCTTCGCTCACCCGCGAGCGACTGCCGATGGAAGTTCACGCATTGGCTTTCGAGTTGATTCTCTCGGCCGCTCAAGACAATGGACTCCTCAAAGGAAAGACCATTGGCGTCGATGCGATCGACTTGGGAGCCAACGCTTCGATGAAGTCGATCGTTCGCAAGGACAACGGCGATGATTGGCGAGAATACCTTCGCAAGCTGTACGAAGAAGAGAATGGCATTAGCGATCCAGGCGACGACGAACTGCGTCGTTTCGACAAGCGGCGGAAACCGAACAAGAAAGTCAGCAACGAAGACCAGGAAAGTGCAACCGATCCCGATTCGCGGATTGGCAAGATGAAAGACAGTCGTTTTCACCTGATATACAAAGCCGAGAACGCGGTCGGTTTGGAAACCGAAGTGATCGTGGCGGCGGAAGTTTATCACGGAAACATTGGTGACACTTCAACCATCGAAGACACGGTCATCGCCGCTCAAACTCATCTGCGTGAAACGGGCACTGAGTGTGAAGTCAAAGAAGTTGTAGCCGATAAGGGCTACCACGGCGAAGAGACGTTGGACTCGCTGCAGAACGAGTCGCGTGTTCGTACTTACATTCCTGACGCCGCTCGAAAAACCAACCACGCCTGGACCGACAAGAACCCCCGCCGCGAGTCTTCCTAGCCACCTAAAAGATCTCGGTGTCTATGGGACGAATGGCGATGGGCTGGAGAAAACGCAAACGAAACCCGGACGGGTCGAAGGCGTGCAAAAACCAGTAGAACGCCGCCTTGAGCCCGTCTGAGGCGTGTGTGTTTCTTTCTCCTTTACACATACGTGTCTATACGTGTCTTAGTTAAGTGGTTGAAGCCGCAACGGAATGCAGATGAGCATTGGATTGGGTTTCGGATTCGGCGAGTGCTCGCCGAATGGAACCCACTTCCCGTTAGAGTTTTGGGCAACCGGCTTGCAGATAGCCCATCCATTCTCAGCATTGAAGTCCGCATGGAACTGAACGTGGTCAAGGCTCATTGGCGGGTCGCACGGTAGCTGTTTGAAAATCGTGTCCTCCATGCCAAAGCGACGACGAAGACTGTGCGGCTCGATTCCTATCATGTCGCACATCTGGCGAGCTTCGGCGATTCCTTTCTGCCGCCCAATGATGTATGAACGGGCGACTCGAGTAGTAGAACGCCTGCAAGGTAAGTACAGCTGCTGGGTCGTTCTCGTCGATGGCGTCTGGCCTGAACAAACCCCATCTCACACACGCCAACTCTTCTGGCACCTTGCCGTCTCGAAAGATCCTACGCCGTGTCATTCAAGTAATCTCTGGATCTGTTCCTTTCACCACGTAAGTCATTCCGAGCTGCTGCTTTGCTCTGTCGTACAGCATCTGGATTCTGTCGTGCAGACGACGCGTGCCGTGTTTGAGCTTCGTGACGAGTTCCAGATGCAAATGGGTGTGAGCGTACCCGTCTTTGGGTTCGCTGTAGGGTACGAGGTGAATGGATCCGACAGTGGGCCCAAGCAATTCCTTCCGCTTCTTTTTCCTCTCGCGTAATCCCTGCTTTTTGCCCGTAGCAAACAACGTGGTATTGTGCTTCGTGTGCCAATTTTTCAGCTGATCCAAGAACCGCGTCAGGAGTCTCGTCTGCTCTGGGAAAGCGTCTGCACCAGCGATGCCCATGCTGAAAGACTCAGGCTTGATTACGAATCTGACTCAGCCAAGAGCAATGTTGCGGCGCAAACAGAAACTGAATTTGGGGGCTCGAGTCAGTCAAGAATGCAACGCGAATGGCAACCGTCTTGAGGTTGCCGTGAACGCTTTTCTTAAAGCGGTCTTTTTCAATTTCGCAGCTTGCTGCCAGGTAGCGGACAAAGAATTCCTTGCTGTACGCACTCAAGTTGTCTGCAATCAACCCTCCGGCGTTTCTTTCATGCACACGTGATTTTGCACCAAACGTCAATTGAATCGTTCTTCGCACTCGGCTCCATTGGTCAACGCACACTTCAAGCGACACGGAGAGAACGATGAATCAAGACAACAAAAACCGGGGACTCAAAGCTAACTTTGCCGATCTCATGAGATTGCTCGCGGATGCTTTGATCCAATTCAAAGACGTGCCGCCGCTTTTGCAGAAACGCGTTCATGCTTCGACTGCGTGGCGATGGACTAATCGAGGCGCAAACGGAATCAAGCTCGAAACCGTAGGTGTCGAAGGCAAACGCTTAACGAGTGTTCAGGCCGTCACGAGGTTCCTGAAGCGGACCTCAACACGGTGTACGCGGTGTGCAGAATACTTTCGCATTCAACTGAGACCACGAACGAACCCCGCACAATCGATCGTCTTGCAACATTCACTATTCGGCGAGGACTCGCCGAATTGCTGGGGCGCACTGGTCCCGTTGAGCGAGATCGAATCGGTTTAAAAACAGACAAACCCGATATCCGGCAGGGACAGCGAGATCCGCTTGCCCGCGACTCCCTCGCCGGGGCCAACAGGTTCTTGCGAACCCTACTGCGAGCAGATTTTCGCTGGGCTGGATGCCGGGCTAGCGGAACCACGTACCAACACCACTTCAATCATCGGATCAACCATGTCAACCAACACTCCAAACTTCATCGTCCTCACTGAGGAGGACTACTCGCGATTGATCGATAGGATTCAGCAGACGATTGTTGATGCGATTCCATCTCACCAATCCGCCTCTCCGTTGCTCGTAAACTCAGCTGAGATGGCTCGCTTGCTATCGATCTCTGAGCAACATTTGGACAGGATGCGAAGAGAAGGGCGTGTACCATCGACAACTGTCGGCAGATCACGTCGATACTGTCCGCAGCAGGTGATCGAGGCGTTGCGATGAACGATTACCCAATCCATCCTGCAGCTGAGAGAATGCCGGACATGACTCTAGATGAATCTCAGGAGCTCATCGAGGACAGGTACGGTCGAGAGTAAGGGTTCGCTAGCTACCTATTGACGAAGGAAGGCGACGTGATGCCCCCACTCTGATCCAACTGATTGAGGACGGCAAGTTGTTTCTTCCGCTCCCCGACGGGAATGTCACTCATGAATCCGATGCTGAACTGGATTGCCAACGGATTCGGGAGTCAGGCGAGAAGGTGCTCGGGATCGTGCCACTTGTCCGCATCAAATGAACCATCACTCAAACGAACGCATTGATTGGTCAAATAGATCTAAAATATATACCACCCAAACCCAAGAAGCGAGGTAAAGCGAATGGCTAGCCTGGAGCACGTTGCACGAGACGGACGAAATCACTATCGACTGCGATTGTCGCTGGACAAGAAACGGATTCGCATCGGCTTGGGTGAGTTCAATGAAGAGCAAGCCGACGAAGCTAAGGAGCACATCGAACACCTGATTGGGCAGTATCGACGTGGACGCCCCCCTGCACCATCAACGGCTGAGTGGCTGGATCGCCTACCGCTGGAGATCCATGATCGCATCGCGTCGTATGGACTGGCCGAGGCTCGCCAACGCGCAGAACTCCCGCGAACTGTGTTGGCGTTCATGCGTGCCTACATCAAAAGCCGAACGGACTGGAAAAAGCCGGAGAACTATCGGCAGGCCGTAGATCATCTTGAGGCTTACCTGGGAAAAGATGCTCCGCTTAGCAGTTTGGCAAAGGGAGATGTTGAGCGGTGGCAACGGTGGATGATTAATGAAGCAAAAGGTCCGAAGTTGTCACCGAACACTGCGGGGCAGAACGTGAAGCGTTGCCGTCAGATGATGCGACAGGCAGTTGACGACAACCTGATCGAATCAAACCCGTTCGTTGGGGTGAAGATTGATCTGCGAAGCGACACGAGCAAGAACCGGTTCATTTCAGCAGATCAAGCAACCGCGATCATGGAAGCTTGTCCTGATCAGGAGTGGCGAGTGATATTTGGTCTTTGCCGCTATGCAGGACTGCGTTGCCCGAGCGAAGTGCTGCGGTTGCGGTGGTCGGACATTCACTGGGACCGGGGGCGATTCAAAGTCACCGCGCCGAAGACGGAGCGATACGGGAAGGGAACGCGGATTGTGCCGCTGTTCCGTGAAGTCAGGACAGAGTTGGATGCTCTGTTCTCAATTGTGGGGCCTGGGCTGGAATGTGCCGCTGATTCCTATGTCATCCAGCGATACAGATGCAGTGAAGCAAACTTGAGGACGACGTACAACAAAATCGTGGAACGGGCTGGAATTGCGGTTTACCCGAAACCGTTCATGGCACTGCGTGCCAGCAGGCGAACAGAGCTTGAGCGATCGGGCAAGCACAAAAACTACGTTCTCAACGATTGGTTTGGGCACTCGGGAGCCATCGCAGAAACCCACTACCTCAGCGTCACCGAGGATGACTTCCTCGATGCCCTCGCGGATGAACCAGCATCTAATCGGCCCTCAACAGATTTGGAGGGCACACAGGAGGGCACCTCTGTAGATAGTGCCGGGTCATCAGCAGATCAGGAGCAACCGAAGAAAGCCAACGATTGCGAGCCTGAGATGGCTGGAGAGGCCTTGGGAAAAGCCAATCAATACATCCGGAGGGATTCGAACCCCCAACCCTCGGTTCCGAAGGAGCAGTGCCTCGCAGGACGAATGCTTATGAAAGCCCCGTTTGTTCTGCACCTAAGTAAATAGCAATTTCGCGCTGCTGTCCATTAGCCTGCTTGGATATTCAGCATCGGGTTGTTCTGTATTGTTCGGTGGTGCCCTCAGGTGCCGGTTTACCCAACGTGTTGAATCTCGATTTTCGCGCTGTCTATTGTTTCTCGTCAACCGAGAACACGAACCGAAGTGAGAGACATGACGACAGCACAGGCAATAAAGACAGACCCAATGGATCTCCTCACGGAAGATCTGATCACCATGAACGAAGCCGCGAAGGCAGTTCCCGGCGGAATCCACCTGGGGACCCTCTATCGCTGGGCTGAGCGCGGCCTAAACGGCGTGAAGCTGGAGACGGTGAAGATCGGAAGCAAACGGCGAACTAGCGTCCAAGCGGTGCATCGGTTTCTAAAGCGGACGCAGTGAGGGCCGTATGAACATCGGAAATGAAAGTGGTGACAAGCGGAAAACTCAGCCGACCGTGAGCGAGCGATGGGAGTGCCGCCACTACGGCAGTGGCACGTGTACCGTAGAAGACGCCAACGGTCCCAAACGGGCATTCGCCCACGGCGTGCATGGCCTGAGCCCGCACCTCTATGTCTACGGGCCAGGAAACGCAGATGAAGCGAAGTACATACGCGATCGCATAAAGTGCTGCGAAGACATCCGCGACTACCTGAATGGTGGCGAGCGACCAGCCTGGCTAGATGACATGCAGCGAGTCAGCGAAACCCACGCAACCGACATGGACGGCACGTCGATCACCGCCACCGGACCATCCTACGACGCGAACCCACCAAGCTGTCACTGGCGGCAAGACGAGTCACCTGAGGCGAGAGACGCGCGGTCAAGACTAATGGACCGGCTGTTTCTTTCACGATGAAGAGGAGAAGAACCGCTATGGAGCAATGAACGGGTGAGGGTTGAAACTAATAGACGAACTAGCGTTCAGGCACTTCGTCGTTTTGTGAAGCGAACCCAATGAGAAATGGAGGAGCTTCTGGAAGTCTATCGTTTGTTGTCTAATGAAGCTGATGGTGCCGTGCGGGCAATGGTGTTGTATTGCCGGTACCTGTCTACGAGATTGCGTCAACGTCACCTTCGAATGTCCCGGCGATGTAGTTGAGTTGCGAGTACAACTGATTTGAGCGATCGCGTAAGTTCGGAATGTTCACGTGGGTAACGTCTGCCAGGTTCTGGTTGCCTTTCCTGTCATTCTCGTAGCGAAAGGCGAAAGACCACCTGTCAACCGCATCGTAATCGCTCAGGACGGACTCAATTGTCGCAAAGTCAATTGGTCGGTTTTGCTCGGGAAATCGAGATACCACGTGCGGCTTCAGGCTGTTCCATAAGGGCAAAAGCGTGTGGACCAGTTCGATCGCAGTAGAGCCGGGGTTCAGTCTATTGAGGAATTCCAATGCACGCTTTAACTGCAATTCAAATGCGTGCCGGAAATTGAACGCGATCGGATAAACGAGCGAATCGAGCGATGATTTTTCCTTCAAAGCATGTTCAGCAATGACATTGGCTGCATGGTGATAGCCCTCTGCTATCAAGTCCATTCGCCAGCAGGCAAGGCTTGCCGTGTTTACCGTGCTGTCCTCGTCGCCTTCGACGAAACAGAAAGTGTCATTCCCTAGTGTCGGCTGCGAAGATTTAAGCGACACCACCTTTCGTTCGTTCATCTCTGGCTCCTACCACAGGCACCTCGGATTTATGCAGTGCCGTTTCGTGTGAAAATAGAAACCGCTCGATTGTAGGGCATTTATTGATTGAGCAACCACCCTGCGAAGATGTGATACATAATGAAAGCCACTGTGCGTCGTGGCATGGTGGTGAACGTTGCGGCGAGGACCACCCACGCCTGACCGCTAAGCACGTGAGCGGGAGTCATTGGGCTTGATCACGTAGCGGCGTCTCTCCGAGACGCTGTCATTCGCAAGTCTCAGAGAGACTCGCCTACGTGAGGTTCTACCCGATCATTCCTGCCGACCTGCTTAGTGATGGCACCCGTTGCCATCGGCGGTCAGGATTTCACCAGGCTAGCTAGCCGTCAATCGCAGCCAACCGATGCTCTGTCATTGCGGCAATCACGTCGCAATCGACGGAACCGGACTGCGACCAATGCCAGTCTCCATCGATTAGGTCGGCGACGCCAACACGCGCAAGGTACTCAAGATCGGCAAGCGTGGTTCGCACGCTAATGAAGCGACCAACGATCTGAGAGGCGTCAGTGGCCATCTCTCGCGGTGTCTGGCCAACAGGGGAAAGCATCAGCAGCTTGGCCGTAACAAGCACACGATCGAATTCAGCGACGTTGTGGGCTTGGTGCTTGGGACGCGACGAAAAAAGGCGACTAAACATAGTGGACTCGCAACAATGAGAAGGGGAAACGGTAATGAACATCAATCTCCCTCGACGACCGGTTGCGACGGTCTTTGCTTCTGTCGTGCGATGAATATTGCAAACCCCGAAAGGCCCGTCAAGCAGATTTTCACCGAAAGATTGAAATGGCCACCGGCGCCCCATAACCTACAAGTGCCCTGGGTTTGACATTCCCCGGGGCGGAAACGGGGGCCTCCGCCAGCTTCAAGTCAGCCTGGCGGGGGCTTTTTCGTTTCCAGGTCTTCGATTATCCATCGAGGTCTATTTCAGATACAGCGGAGCGAATCAAATCCAGGGCATCTTCTTCTGATTCGCAGGTTGATATTTGGTCTTTGCGACCCTCCAGCTTCCAGGCAACATCAAAACGGCCCTCGCGAGTTCGCTCGATGTCGCACACGTGAAGGAACTCATTGCTGTGAATCGCGTGTAGTCCAATCATCAAGGTGCTGCCTGCTAGCTTGAGCTTGTAGAAGTCTCCGTTTCCCGAAAGTCTTCCCGTTAAAGCAGTCTGGATATGATCCATTTCAAACCTCTGTATTCTGGCTTGCGTGAGGCTTCTCGCTGCCTCGAAAGCGGCGGGTGATGCTCTCCCGTACTTCTATAGTGGATTTCTAAGCGCGAGAAGGTCGGCTTTTCTTAGGAAATTCGCAAACGTAGATTGCGATGGACATTTGCTAATAAGTGTTCTCGTCGCAATATCACCGACGAAAAGATCAAACAGTGTGAGCGTGAAGCGTTGATGCGGCTTGGGCGGCGTTACAACGCTGAAAAGGCCGACAAGAAAGACTCGCTCAAGCGAGGCAGGTCACCGATGCCCCAAGCAGGGGCAACGGGGGAATCGACACGGGACAAAATCGCCAAAGAGGAGGGTGTCTCAAAGAACACGGTCGAGCGAGCCGGAGCCCGTATGGAGATCCACGACGCAGTCGAGGAAGTGGCTCCCGATGTGGCGGTTGAGGTGCTGGAATGCCCCGCGACGCAGCTCAAAAGGATTGTTTTTGCGGCACCGGCAAACTTGAGCCACAAACACAACCTCAGGTTGAGGCTTTTCAAAAACACCGTGTTTTGCGGGGTAGATTTAATAGCCTCAACTTGAGGCTATGCGCGCAAATCAAAAAATGATCGCCAGCGAGAGCCTGAAAAGACGGCCAATTTCCCTTGACCTGTTTTGGATCGGGGCCAAAACTGAGAGCGTCGTGGCACCAAGCTAGCGGCTAGACCACCAGGACGGTGGCAAGAAGACAACAGCCCCGTGAGCCAATGCTGCAAAACGTAGACTCACGAGGCTGCCTCCCGATGAGTCGATAATAGAGCACCAATGTCGGTGGTCAAGGCGCATCGGGATAGACGACTCCGTCCTGACGAATGGCCATGACAACGACGACATCTACCTATGCGGCAGGACACCAGATCCTGCCCTCTATCTGCTCGGTCTCTGAGCATGCAACGTCTAAACCTCGCAAATCACGGTGTGAAATAGGCGTGATTCGCAGAACTGGAAATAGGCCCAACAGCCTGTTTTGATGTCACTACATAAAAAAAGGCGACTCACGAGTGCAAATCGTGGTCGCCGTAATTTGCTGAGGCAGTGGTAGGCCAGCAAACTGAGAGAACACCCGAATTATATCGGGCTCGGTTGCCACCTTCCAGTCCTCAGTTCCCACGAACTGATGAGAACGAAGATGGAAACTGTTGAAGCGAGTGCAACCACACTTTCACGCAGCACGCCAGTCGATCATAGCTTCGCGAACAAGGTGTTCGAAGCCGGGCTGTCAGAGTCAGCGGAGAACGAGCTGTTTGACGCCTACGCCCGTTGCCGCAAAAACGGCTACGTTTCGTGGCATACCGAGGTCCTGCACCATAACCACGGTTCGGCAGTGCGTCGCGAGGTCATTGGCTTCGCGAACAAGAGCGGCGTTTTTCGAAAATCCAAAAAGTTCCTGCCGGATAGCCACTGCAACGAATACGTTTTCAACGCCAAATTCGACCCTGAAAAGACACCCCCCACATTGTGTAAAAATCTGGCAACATATAAGACACCCCTGCCTCGTTGCCTCTCTCCTTCGTCCCCTCTTCCTACTCTCCCCTCCTCCCTTCTCTTTCCTCTTCCTTCTTCCTGGCTCTTTAATCGAAACCGCAATTGGGTTGCGATCTGCAAAAAGAAAAATTGGACAATCCCAGTCGATTACCACGGTGATTCGGTTATTTGCCGAGCCGTTTTCCAGGCCCTAAATGAGCTGGAGTTACCCGGCGACGCGGTACTGGAGGAGTTGAGTCCGATTCGGAAGCGCGAAGACCGACTCAGCCCCCGCGAGGTTGGGCGAAACCTGCTGAACAAAGCCCAAAGCGGAAAGGTTGTTCGCAAGCTCAAAATCAAAAACAACACGTGCTACCACTTCGTGTCGAACATGCCGAGGGTGATGCGGCGAAGCTGCAAGTTCGGTAGCGAAGCGATCGCCGAATCGGACATCCCGAGCAGTTATCTTTGCCATCTTGCCGGTCAAATGTCCGACCAGAGTGAAAAGCAGCGGATGGTCAACATGCTCCCTCGAATGTACGAGTGGATCGATGATGTTTGCCCCCGCAAGTTCGATCGCACAGATGAGGGCGACGAGCAGCAAGCGGAATTCGATGCTTTGCCAATGGATGAACGGCGTGATGCAGTCAAACGTGAGGTTCAGCGTCAGTTGCTATTCGGCATCGACTGGAGGGTTTGCTCACGCCCAATGTGGAAACCGTTTCGGAAAGAGTTCCCCTTATTCGCCGGGATGATCAACGAAAAGCGAAAACGGTGGGGCAGTGCCAGTGGCTTCGCGCGTTACCTGATGCGGTTGCAGGGCGACACGATGAGCGCTGCGATGATGGATCTGATTGGGCAGGGGATCACGATGATGCCGTTGTCTGACGGGCTGCTTGTCCCTGCGTCAAAAATTGAGTTGGCTGGGGTCGCGATCGAGAACGCAGCGGAGGCGGCATTGGGGTTCAGGCCCATGGTTCGGCGGAAGTAGCTTGATTATGTTTGCGAAGTCCAGATTCAGCAGTTTCAAAATGAAGCTGCTGTCCAGGCGCAAAACAGCCGATGACCTGAGCTGACGTTTAGTAGTCAGCACGCGGACACGTGATGGCAACCACTCCAGCAAATTTGGTGGAAATGCCCCACTTCAGCCAGCCGCCCTACATCTACGTATTCGCTGCCGTAGTGCTTATCATCGTCGCTGGGATTAGTTTCCTGGCCGGATTAGATCCCGCAGCCGTTTTTGCCTTCGCCTTTATCACTGTTGGCATCACGATCTTCATCGGCCATGGCGAGAATTGACCTTCAAAGCCTGGCTGGCATTTTAAGTGTTAGCCAACGTCGGCAGCTGGGCAGACCGAGGGAAATCAGGTTGCAACGGTCACGGCGGAGTCAAACCTCCCAGCCGCCGACGAATAGCTAACACGCTTCAGGCGACAGATCGACGATACATTCGCTGCTAAACTCATAAAATCCAGAAGCCCGGTAAATGCCGCTCCGGTGGCCGACTGGTGCCCCAAGTCACGCCACCGGATTGGCATCTGCCCCAATTCTATTATCGACTGAACTCGCCTTTGATCTTAACGAGTGGATACACTCAAACCGAGCGTTGGCAATGTGACGTGGCGAACACACTCGGCGACCGTGTGCCCCGTGTCGCCGGGTTTGCCCGGTGGAGTCTTGCCCCGACTCCGCCGGGCTCCTTCTCTTTACGACATATCGCATCGTCGTCACCCGCCTTTGCTGTCTCGTTGCTGACACGAGGTCGAAGGGAGAATCGCTGGCGATCATTTTTGGAAGTTTTGAAAAGCCTCAAGTTGAGGCTATTAAATCTAGTGCGGAAAACACGGGGTTTTTGAAAGTCGAGGCGTTGAGGTTTTTGAATTCGGATCGTCTCAGTGCTAGCACTGTTCGCATGTGTGACGCGCCCAAAAACGAATCAGCGACCGACAGCCGTGATGTGCTAGCTGCCTTTGGGTTGAGCTTGCCTGCTGCAGTTGAGTCCACGCCTACTCTGCCGTCGGAAAAGAAGCCGAAAAAGAGGCTGAAAAAGAAAAAGCGACAGCGACGGAGGGCACAGATTGGTGAGTTCAGTGGTCACTTCGACCTTGTTGGCACGGCTCCGTACTGGGTTACCACATCTGGCCATCGGATTGCTCAGTATCGCTTCCGTTGTGTTCGCTGTGGGTCGAAACAGGTCGGTCGCCTTACTCCCTTTCGGGCGGAGAAAATGAAGTGTCCGAACTGCGATGACGTCCGGAGGCCCCTCACTCCTGGCGAGGTAGCAGGCGGATTCGAATTGTTGGGGCGAGTTGGTCCGGTCAGTAAATGCGGAAACTACACGATCCGAGTTCGGTGTACCCGGTGCGGTCACGAGCGGACTTCTGTCAGCTCTCGGTTTCGAGGTGGCTTAGTTTGCCGGGGGTGTGACGTTCGCGAGCTACGGACATCCATGTCTAGCATGATCGGAGAGTCGATTAGCGGGTTCGTCTGCCTTCAGATCATCCGCTGCGTAGGCGCGAAACCCAGGACCATTGTCCGCTGCTCGGGGTGTGGTCACATTCGAACAATTTCGCTGGGTATGTATCGCCTGGGCCTAAGGTGCCAGCGATGCGGCCTCAATGATTCGCCAAAGCGAGACTACACCGGGCAGCGGTTTGGCAGGTACCTGTGCCTGGGTGCCGAGTACAGCAGGCCGCGCAAGAGCGGCGCCCGCTCGCGCCTTTGGACGATCGTGTGCCAGGACTGTGGCAACCAGCGTATCGTCCAGCGGCGACAGATTGAGACACGCATCCGCTGCCCGAAGTGTGATGGGTACAGTCGCCTTGACTCGCCCACTTCCTGATCCGTTTTCTTTAGTTCTAGTATTCCCATAGGGGCGTCGCGCATGGCGAAAAAAAAGAAGATCACCAAGCAGAAATTCGCAGCACCAAAGGACGATCGCGAGGTCTCCCTTCTTCGATTCAGCATTCGGATGGTTGGTGACGATGATGTGCTCTCAGTAGTTCGATCCCGCCAAATAATCAACCTGATCGAGCGTGAGTACGGTGTGACTGTCACGTTGGCCGAGTATCAGCGCCCGGGGATTCGCGGCTTTGTGAAAATGGACCGTGAAAAGCTGCGAGGCCGAAAGGTTTAGCTTGGTCCGCAGCTGCATTTAGATCACTGGTGACTCCCCCGTTACCAGCGAGATGTTCAATGGCCCCTGCCTGGCACTACTGCCTTCGTCCGATACCCGGGCACAGACTCTATTACGCCGGTATCGATGGTTCAGTCTGGTCCATGCGAAAAGGCGGTCCTTCCCACTGGCCACCACGACGGGAACCGCTTCTGCTGAAAGGAATGAGGGTCAAAGACGGCCCCAAGACCGGCAGGCACGCTGTCACGCTTAGCATGGGGTCCAGGGCCGCCCACCAGACGCGAGAGGTGCCTCACTTGATATGGGAGGCGTTCAGAGGCGAGAGGCCCGCAGGGCGGAGCGTATGGCACCACGATGGCGACCTAGGGAACAATGCGTTGGGCAATCTTCGGTGCGACACTCCCGCAGACCTTTCTGCCCAACTTCGGGAACAGGGGCGGGTTACCCCTGCGGCTTCGATCGAAGAACGCTTCACCGACGATGAGATTGTTCACATCGTCACGTCGCATCACACCTCGCGACGACTGGCCCATGGGTTTCGCGTCTGCCAGTCCAAAATCCTTATGGCTCGCCAGTCACCGCCAGAGCGTCTTCTTGCCAGTCAGGCCCAACAGGATGCCGTTCTAGCCCTCCACATGCCCAGCCTGCGATGCGAAAGCCATCAGATGGTTCTGAGGTGGCTCGTCTCGCGGATGCTTCCATGCGGCTTTGTAAGGATCGACACGCCTTGCAGGAGAGGTGAGCTTCCATTGAGGGATAGTCGGTACTGGCCAGCGTTGCTGTCTTTGGCCTCACGGGGAGTTATCACCCATGAGTCACGCGGTGCGTATCGAGTCTCCCTTTAGGTTTTTGGGTTAATGGATTTCGAGCAGTACGACTTTTACGCCCAGCCTATCGGCAGCCGACCGTCTGGCAGTCGCCAGTTAGACCGGGCACATCTGGACGGGAATTACGGCGACGGAGAGCTATGGGACGTGACGGTCTTCCTTCGCCAGCCTGATGGTTCATTCGACGTTGATAGCCCGATCACCGCGACATTGTCGGAGCAGTTCCCAATCGACCTGGATGAATCACCGTTGTTTGAGTCCATTTCCAGCGAGATCGAACGCTGTTCATGGCAGCTCTATGGCCCATGCATGTCGCGGGGGGATGACCGTTCATGGTCTCCGTCTTCCCTTGATATCCCTGTTGGGTCCGTTATCAGGGTGGGGGTGTCGACTGATTGGTATGTCGCCCAAACGAAACGGATTATGCACGGCACGACATGGCGCTGCCCCAGTGTTTACCGTATCGATTCCAGCAGGAGTTTAGGTTGAGCACTTACCCCCACCAGATCGCATGTTCCTGCGCCTCGTCACTGATAGGCGACGAGCCGCTTCCCGTTCGTCTTCGTCGTTGCGAAGGCTACTTTCTTCGGTTGGTGCCCGGGAATACACCTGAGGCCCTGTGGTCGACTGTAGAGAGTTTTCAGCGTCGATTGCGATTTGTTCTACTGCTTGAGGCATGGGGGCAGGAGAGACTCGCTACGGACATTCTTACGGTGTTTCTTCCTTTGGTTTCTACACGAGATGAGGTTGAGTTATGAGGTTGACGACAGTGGGCGAGCTTGAGGGTCCAGAGATTACTGCGTTGAGGTCGCACCTAGCTGATGTTCCGCATGTGGTGAGGGCTTGGCTCACGATCGAGGAGAGCACTCGCCGGGTGCTCTCCTTGATGGTTTGCGTTCCCAGGGGGGCTTTTGAGTACGTCGACAGCGAGCACAGCGAGGTCGTGGATGCGTTGCACGGCTTTCAGGGTGAGCTTCACAGGTTGATTCCAGCATATATCGCACCGATTGGTCTGGGGCGCATTTCAGCTACCGAGACGCGAGGCACCACGCTCTACTCCATCGAGCACACGCCGGGCGTTGTCGTCCAGTAGTCTCATTTTTCTGGAGTGGGCTATCCGCCGTCCATTCCAGACCAGTCCAGGCGGAAGCGTGAGAGTAAAAATGATTCCCGAACAGAACACCGAAGCGCCAGCGAACAGTGAGTTCCGCACACCCAAAATTTTGGGTGTTGTTAGCGAGCTCACCAAGCACCTCCCCGCGACGGCCAGAGCGAAATGCTTCGTCTTCGATGAGATGTCGATCGTCTTCGCTGGCGCCGAGCACGAAAGTGTGACAGAGGAGGCGGATGCGTGGCGTGCCGTGTTGGCGTTCACGACTGCGCTCCAGGAGGCCACGGGTAGGCCAGCAGAGGCGTTCATCACTGATCCGGAGTGTCCTGGCATGTCGGCAAGCGGCGGTCCGTTCGTGCTCGTTGTGCCATCGCCCCAGAATCACAGTGGGGAGGGCGAGTCTCATTGCGAGCCAGGCAAGAGTCACGAGGTTATGTATGTCAGCGCCGGGAGGCCAGGGCCTTATGTTCTGTCCAGGGTCGAGAGTGGCAATGGCGATGCCGATTGGCAAATAGAGAGTGTGGGGTGAGTCCGCAGGGTCCGCACTTCGTTGTTAGTGGTCCGCACGTCGCGGACCATGATGGCATGAGTTCAGCCAACACACCCGCCGCCAACGCGATGACGCCCTCAGGGCCGTACGCCCCTGCATTTCCCGGGATTTGCGGGGATTTTCTTTTTTTGGTGGGTTACGGGTCCTTCCTGGGGTTCTTGAACGCTCACGGTCACAGGGAACAGCCTTGTGAATTCAAAAACGTAGCGCTACTCCACTAGAGAAAAGGGGTAAGGGGCCGTTATGGAAATTCAGACCCGATCCGACTGCGTTCAGGTCCAGGCGGCGGCGAATAATCGCTGGCCAATGACGATGGATCAGCGGACTGCTGCCGTTGATCGCTTGCTGCAAATCATCGCGGACCCAAAGAGCAGCGGGCGTTTAGTGGTCAGTGCGACGAGAGCGTTGGCCGCGATGGACAAACTCAACATGGATGAGCTTCCCAGGCAGACCCACAGCGTCAACCTGAATTTGAATGTCGACGATCGAAAGAGCGAGTTGGCGAAACGGATCGAATCGTTAAAGGGCAGCCTTGGCGTCACCACCGACGACGATTGATCCCGATGAGCTTGCCAGCCTCCTGGAGCTTGCGACCGATGCCGATGACCTGTCGCTGATCGAGCAGGCGGTAGCGGAGATCGAGGCTGAGCTAGCCGGTCGACAGCCGACGATGACCCGCGCAGACAAAATGCGGGCGGCTTCCGCGAAGGCACAGCGTGCTGCGACTCGTTCGTCGCAGGACATTGGACCGCCACCGGTTGGGCTTGGGGATGAGAAGCGGCGAAAGCGTTCTGACGAGGACCTGGAGTACCACCTTTCGGAGTATTACCCCGAGACGTTCTGTCTTGAATTCAGCGACGATCACCGCCGCATCATCAAGCAGATTCAGACGACGATTGAGCAGGGTGGGCAGAAGGCTATCGCGTTGATGCGTGGGGCGGGCAAATCATCCATTCTGCTACGCGCGATGCTTTGGGCGGTTCTGACTGGTAGGCGTCGCTTCTGTGTGTTGATTGCGGCATCGTCCGCGTCAGCCAAAAAGCTGATGAAGACATTGAAAAAGCTGATTCTGAGCAATCGCAAATTACAGGCGGACTACGCGGCGGAGCTTCATTGCTTGATTAGCTTGGGCAACCGGGGAACGCTTTCCGATGGTCAGCACGTGGGCGGAGTCCGCACTGGTGTTGCCTGGGACGCTTCGATGATCGCCAGTGGCTTTATCGGGGGAGTTGCGACATCTGACTTCGTCATCTCAGCGGTGTCGATCCTAGGTGATGTTCGCGGTCAGCAGTTTGTCACTGCGTCAGGCCAGACGCTTCGGCCTGACTTGGTCCTGCTCGATGACCCCCAAACGAAAGCGTCCGCGAAATCGAAACCAGCCAGTCGCACCCGCTTGGAAATCTGCAACGGTGACGTCCTGAAAATGGCGGGTGGGTCCAAGAACATCGCAGCCTTCGCGGCTGTGACCATCATCCGTAAAAACGATCTTGCCGACATGCTGGTGAGTCGCAAGACCAGCCCGTACTGGCGGGGCGAGAAAGTTCCTTGCGTGAAGCAATTCCCAAGCAAGGACGCAATGGAGTTATGGGAGGAGTTCCAGGAGCAGTATGAGGCAGAGCTGGATGTCGACGCCCCCCATGACAAGAGCAAACAGTTCGTAGCCGACCACTTCGATGCAATGCACGAAGGCTCGTCCCTGTTTTGGGATGCGAACTACGATCGCAAAAACGAGGTGTCAGCTCTTCACCGCGCGATGATCGAGCGGGCGAAAGATATTGATTCATTCAATGCCGAGCTGCAATTGGAGCCCACCAGCGACAGGCCGGAAGGGTCATCAGACCTTTGGGACCTGAGTGCCGACGACATCGCCAGCCGCATCGGCCCGTATGACCGGGGTGAGTTGCCAGACAGCGTTGAGGTCATCACTGCGTTCATTGACGTTCAAACCAGTTTCCTTCCGTGGATGGTGATGGGCTTCACGCTTCGAGGGCGTGGCTACGTTCTCGATTATGGATCGTTCCCGGATCAGGGCACGCGATATTTCACCAAGGATTCAATTCCCAAAACGTTCAAGGACATCTACGGCGACCACGTCACTCTTGGCGACATGGTGACCCAATCGATGGATGAGTTGACCGGTGACCTATTGACCCGTGAGTACATCCGTGGGGATAGCGTTCACTCGATCGATAGGGTTGGTTTCGACATCGGGTTCAAATTAGTTGCCAACGAGTTAAGAGACTTCGCATTGATGTCACCGCATCGGGCAATGCTCATGCCCATGCAGGGCCGCTACGTGGGGCCAGACACCCGCAACTGGCAGCGTATGGGCGGCGGCAAGATGAGACGCACACGGGGCGTTAACGTCGCTCTCAAGCCACCACCAAAGGGGCAACGAGGCGTGCCGACGCTGCAGGTCGACACCAACGCTTGGAAAAACCATGTGGCTGAGTGCCTGACCATCCCGGAAACAAGCCAGAAATCGATACTGCTTTTCAACGACACGCCAGAGAATCACCTGATGATCGGTGAGCATTGCGAGGCAGAGTACCCCATGCTGTCGCGGGGCAAGGATGGAACCGAAATGGTGATCTGGAAAAACGCTCAGTCCGGTGTCATCGACAACGACTATTGGGACTGCATGGTTGGTTGCTGTGCGCTGGCATCCACCTTAGGCGTGTTCGCCAAGCAAAAAGCATCTAGCGGTGTTGGGCAGTCTGACACCACCAGCCGGAAGCGTAAGTATGGCGCTTCGAACCTTAACATCGGATGATTCAGACGATGAGTGATTTATTGCCAGTGATGACCGACAGCACCGACGAGCCCCAGCAGGCCCCGAAGGTGGAAAAAAAAGCAAAGACAAAAACGCGTTGCCCAAAGTGCCTTTCTATTAAGCGAGAACGCTACCACCGGGTTAAGACCAGAGAGATCAGTGGCACCACTAAGGATGGGCGGTCTTATACCCGAGTGACGTGGAGACGGACGAAATGCCAAAGTTGCGGCCAAAACCGAGTCGACATTGAGTACAGCCAGGACGCTGTTCCGCCTGGGACGCCTTAGTCCGTTTTTGGTGGACCTGTGTGCCCCTAGTTTTGGGGCATGAGCGATTACAGCTACCTGCACCGGGCCAGCGACAGCGAGATCCTTGAGCGAATCAGGGAACTCGATGAGATGCTGGCATCCCCGGTGAGTTCGATCACAGTCGACGGCACCACCACCAGGTTCGATATCGACGCTGCCCGCAAGGAGCGTCAGCAGTTGTTGAATCAGTTGCCGGGTATCAGGGGGCATCGTCCACTCTTCACTAGCGTCCGAACGACCGGGGGCTAGCTCATGGGGTTCTTTGCCAGTTCCATCGATCGGGTTCGTAGCGCCTTCACGTATGAGGCGCTGTCCCCCAGGGGAAAACGCAAAAGCGTTTCCAGCCAGATCCATCGCGAGGACTACCACACGCGTGGCGCGAAGCACCGGTCCCTCCAGGCCAATGCGTCCGACCTCGCGAGGAATATGTCGGTGTTGGCTTGGGCCGTTCGCCAGCATTTGAGTTATACGTCCTGCTTCACCTTTAACTGCCAGACAGCCGACACCGACCTGAATAATCAGATCGAGCGGTTGATGCGAGAGGATTCAGTTCGCTCTCGCTGTGATGCTGCCGGGAAATTCGATCGCGAGAAGATGTGGCGCATCGCTGAGGCCCGCCGAGTTCTCGACGGTGACTGCGCGATAGTCCTCACTAGTCGGGGGCAGATGCAGGGCATTCAGGCCGACCTGATCCGCAATCCATCTAGGCCCGCGAAGGGCGAGGATTGGATCAACGGGGTATTGGTGTCAGAGACGGGGCAGCCTCTTAGGTACTGCGTTCATTCTCGACGTGGATACTCGGGAGTCTGCAATGAGCGGCAGATTCGAGCGGCCAACATCATTCACTATGGCTTCTTCACCGAGCGTTTCGCTGCAGATGCCGTGCGCGGGGTGAGCCCTCTCACTGCCGCACTGGACCCGCTTCGGGACCTGAAGGAGTCGGTGGCGTTAGCCCAAGCCCGTGCGAAGGTCGCTCAGGTATTCGCCATGGCGATCACTCGTGATGGCGAAGGTGCTCTGGGTGATCCAAATGATCCAAATGATCCAGATGAGGTCGCCACGGGCTACGCGGTGGACTTTGACCGTCCCCAGCTACTTGATCTGTCACCAGGTGACGACGCCAAGTTTTTGGAGTCCAGGACACCGAGCACGGAATTCCAGTCGTTCACGAAGCTGGTGACGATGCTTTCGCTGAAGGCATTGGACATCCCCTATTCGTTGTTCGACGGCGAGAAAGCAACGTTCCATGGTGCCCGCGCAGAGTGGCTGAACTATGTCCATTCGTGCCAAGAGAAACGGGCTGATCAGGTAACTGCGAGGGGTGAGTACACCGTCTGGAAATTTCGCCAGTGGATTCGCGATGGACGCCTCGTTCTTCCAAGTGGCATGCGAATCAGCGACATCGAATTCACTTGGATTCCCAAGAACTCAACGCCTTGGTGGGACAAGTCGAAAGAGACCCGTGGTGATAGAGATGCCGTCCGCTGCGGCTTCGACAATCCCATGCGCATAGCTGCTGAGAAGGGCTTTGTCTGGAAAGACAACATCGACGCCACCGCAGAGGCGATCCGCTACGCCAAGGAAAAGGGCGTGCCATTGGACTTCGCACCCGAAGACACGAATCAACCGTAGGTGACAAGATGACTGCAACAGCAACACGTCCAGCAAGACCATCCGTCGAACTGAAGGCAACTGCCTTTCGCGGAAGACGTGCAGATATGCCCGCCGACGCGAAGATCGAGTGTGATCGTGAGGGCGGTCGTTTCGGTGCCGGGCTTATTCCAGGTGTTTCGCTGATCATGACTGGCGAGGCCCTGGGGCATGAGTACTGGATCGATGAGGTGACTCTCGATCAGGTTGCAAGGCTTGGCAGCGAAGCCGACGAAACGGGGCTGAAATGTCGCTTCACTCATCCTGGGATGAGCAGTGATGGACTGGGACGCTTGCTTGGTCGAATCCATGGCATTCGCCGCGATGGCAATCGCGTGACTGGCGACCTCCATCTCGCCAAGCTCGCGCACGACACGCCAGAGGGTGACCTAGCCGAGTACGTCATGTGCTTGGTCGACGAGGACGCAACCGCAGCCGGGTTGTCCATCGTCTTTCATCATGACTTCGCCGCTGAAGAAGAGTTTCTAAATGACAATCTCGGTGAGATCACCTATGAGGATCACCGGGGGCGCGAGGTGAGGCGTCAGGCGTTTCAGTCACCAGACCAAGATAACGTCCACAGTTACCCACACGTCCGACTTAGCTCTCTCAATGCAGCCGACGTGGTAGATGAGCCAGCGGCGAATGAGAACGGCATGTTCGATCGCCAGACGCTTCCACGCGAGATGGACGAGCTGCTGAGCTACGCGGCTGGACTTTCGCAAGACAAACCAGAGGCATCGGCCTTTGGTGTCGATGCCGATCGGGCATCACAGTTCCTCAGCCGGTGGCTTGATAGTCACGGGCTTTCAATCACCCCGAAGGAGCCTCCATTGGCTACTCAACAAAATGAGCCCACAGAGGCTCCAGAAACTCCCGCCCCAACCCGCGAATCATTTGCTGCGGAATTGGAAAGGTTCACCAGCAAGTTTGGAACCGAAAACGGCGCCAAATGGTTCGCAGAGGGCAAGAGCTTTGAGGAGTCGCTGAGCCTTCATGCGGAAGCGCTTGAGTCTCGCATCGAAGCAGCCGAAGCCGCTCAGCGAGAGGCTGAGGAGAAGCTCTCATCGCTCGAACTCGGTGAGACCGAACCGGTTGCCACTGGTGCTTCCGGCGACGGCAAAGACGGCCCCAAACGCTTCTCCGAATTCTTCGCCAAACAATCCAAAAACTGATAGTCAGCGACGCTCGCTTGCTTTGACTCAACCAAACAAAAAACTCAATTTCAGAAAGTAGACACATGGCAGATACGCCAATCACCATCGCCGATCTCGTCAAAATCAACTCGCAGGACGTCGCAGACAACGACATCAGTGACTTGCTGATTGACGCTCCACTGATCCGCTCGCTCGTTGCCGACACCGCATCGAATGGAACCAGCCACAAGTACACGAAAGAAGCCAGCGCCCCAGTGGTCGGCTTCCGATCGGCCAATGATGGTCGCGACCACGACGCAAGTTCAGACACGCTGGTCACCATCGATCTGAAGATTCTTGACGCGTCGTTCCACGTCGATAAAGCAGTCGCAGACGCCTACACCAAAGGTGGCCCGGATGCGCTGATGGGCCGCGAGGCGAAACGTCACTTGCGGGCTGCGTTCAGCGTTGCCGAGAATCAGCTTTTATACGGCACTGGCGCCGCCGAGTCGGACGGCTTCGTTGGCTTGGCTGACGCCGCGACTCTCAGCCATTCCGACGCCGAGAAGGTCATCCAGCACCCAACAGCCACCGGAGGTTTCTCTAGTGTCTTTGCGATCCGCAGCGTCGATGAGTTGTCAGACCTCGCCCTGATCACCGGCCAGGATGGCAATCTGGAGGTCGGTGAACGCTATGAGCAGATGGTCGAGGGGGCCAACGGGAAATACCCTGCGTATTGTCAATCGATCACGGGCTGGATGGGCCTTCAGTTGGGATCGGTTCACTCGGTTGCTAGGTTGTCGGGCCTCGGAGATGAGGTCGGCTGGCTAGATGACGACCTCATTGCACGGTTGCTCGGCCTGTTCCCCTCGTCGCGTCCGGCAACCATGTTGGTGATGAACCGGCGAAGCTTGTCGCAGCTGCAACAAACCCGCACTGCAACCAATTCAACCGGGGCTCCCGCACCGTTCCCGACAGAGGCGTTTGGCGTGCCGATCATCGTGACCGATTCCATCAGCAGCAACGAAGCTGCGCTAACTCCAGCCTGATTATGAATCGGGTCTCGAAAGCTTTAGACATTCACCGGCGTGCTCTTATGAGTGCCGCCGGTGAAACTGTGACCTTCAAGCGAGGATCGCTCGCAAAGGAAGTTACTGCTGTTCCGTCTCACACCGTCTTTGAGGTGGTTGATACGGGCGGCGGTGTCATCGAGGTGCGTTCAGATGACTTCATCTTCTCGCCCGGATTCATCGACGACTTCGGTGACGGCGACAAGACGCCGATGGCAGGCGACGTGATCATCCGAGCCAACGGGGACCGCTTCGAGACCATGCGTGGGCCAGGTGGTCACTACTGGGTTTGGGGCGATGGTCGCCAGACTCAGATTCGCTGTTACACCAAACGAAGGGGCCCCAGTGAGTAGGGCGAGTGACTTGCGTGATGCCGTTCGTGATGAACTGGCAGCGAGACTTGAGCGGACCGTGGATGCGGTTCTCGTTCCGGCGTATAGCCGTGAAGAACTGGCTTCTTTCGACGGCCCCCGTGTCTGGGTTCGTCGCGGTCGTCGTCGTGTCTCTGCTGAGCAGGGGCCTGACACTCGCCTCGTTGTCATTGAGGTGGGGCTAGCTGGTCTCCTGCCAGAGAAAGCAGAAGGCGGCGAAACCAAAGCCGGGTACCTCGCGCAAAGACTGGCAGCGGCTGACTCCTTTGATGACCTACTGGAGCAGGTCCTTAGCTTATGGACCCCGGATGGCCCACTATCTGAGTGTTATTTGGCTGGGCACAGCTTCGTCAGCATTGATGAGGTTCAGGTGTTCGACGCCAAGGAAATGGATAAGACAGGGATTTATATCCCGGTCTTGCAAATCACATATTTTGATTCCCTTGATGACTCGGAAGACTGAACATGGCAACTGACTTGACTCGTGGCGCGTATTCTGGTCGCGAGACGAAACTGTATTACAACAGCGCGACCCACGCATCGCCAACCTGGGTTGAGATCAAACGCGCTCGCAATATTCAAACCAACCGTGGTCCTGCACTGTCGGACATCGAGTTCCACGGTGCGTCGGAGACGAAAGCCATTCCCGGCTACAAAAAGTTCGCTGGGTCGTTTGAACTTGTTCGAAAGCGCGGTGCCGATACCGTTTATGACGCGATCATCGCAGCGCGAGAGGCGGGCTCCATCATCGAGCTGGTCCACCTCAACGGTTCGATCACTGACGACGACAGCAAGGGCTGGATGTGCCCTGTGCTTTTCGGGGAAACAGGGGACACCGCTAACGGTGGTGACGGAGTCGTGCTCACGATTCCCTTCCAAGCAGCTGATGCCTTTGATGCCAGCGGCGACGAAGTGAACTACCAGGCCTTCAGCGGTAGCAGCTCGTGATGATCACCCCCATCACATGCCAGGAATTGGCGGATCTTTCAGACAGGTTGCCTTCGGGTGAGTTGCGTGATTGGTGCGAGTTGTCGGCGGCGTCTGGTACGCCCCGGCAAACCGTCTTTGCTGACGCGGAAATGCTCTCCCGTTGTCGCGAGGCCGCCGCTAAATCAGTCGAGAGCGAGAGCACCCCAGAGAGCAAAAACGATGAAGACGTTCAGCGACAATCGCGGCCAAATTTGGAATCTCAGTCTGACACTGGGAAAGGTTCGAAAAGTGAGGGACGCACTCGGTCTCGACCTTCTAAATCCGAATCACTACCAGCAGATTCTGAGCAGTCTGACTGACCGTTTGGCGTATGCGTTCCTCTTGTGCGAAGAACAAGCCAAAGGACTCGACATCGACGCCGATGAGTTTGAAAAACGGATCTACGGCAAGACCAGCGAGGCAAGCCATGCGTTGCTGGGGGAGTCAGCGAGTTTCTTCCGGCTGCTAGGTCCCGATCAGGAGCCGATGGCCCTGCTGGCAGAGAAGAGTGTGGAGTCGATGAAGGCGGGGTCAGCCCGCTTGAAAGAAATGAAATCGACTGGGCAACTCGATTCGCTGTTCAGTCAGATGGAAACGGCGATGGACGAACTCATTCAGCAGACCGCGCCTCCGAAATCGCCAGTGAGCGATGGGAGTGGGTCACAGAGTTAGCCTTTGTGTCTCGGGTTGAGCCTTGGCCTTACACCCTGCGAGAGTTGATCGCGGGTGACCGGGCGAGGCGAACTTATGACTACGATCACACTTGTGAGTTGATGGGGGTGATCGCCAGTGTTCAAACCGGCAAGTCTTACTCCAGAGACTACTTCCATCCCTATCGAGCGAAGCAAGCCGAGCCAATGAAGCTGGATGATCCAGGCAAGGCTTTCGACGAGCTGACAAAGGGCAAAGGTTAGAAACGATGTTCGAATTCGATCTTCAGGTTGACCAGATCGAGTTCGACCATCAGGTGATCGAGCGTGCTGCGAAGAAAGCGGCCAAGAAGCCTATCGAAGAGGCTCTTGGTTCAGTCAGGGAGCGAATGCTTGATCGACTTCAGCCTGGGAGCGGTCCTTCACGCCCCGGTGACTCCCCTAACGTCCATGTGTCCGCCAATGCGGGCCTTAGAGACATCATGTTGGCCTATGACAGCCAGGCCCAATTGGGCGTTGTAGGGAGCGTTCTGCACAGCGGCAGCGGTTCCGATCTACCGCTTCCTGGTTTGTTAGAGGACGGGGGCACGACGACCATAAGGCATAAGAAAAGCGGCAAGAAACGCCGTGTACGTATTGCCCCACGGCCTTATGCCGGACCTTCGTTTGATGATGCGATTCAGGCAGGTGAGATCGCTGGTCCGTGGGAGGGCGAAATCACAGGATAGGTAGATGTCGAGTAGCTCAATCGAAGCCGGTCGCGGTCATGTTTCCATCGGTCTCAAGAGCCGTATCGCGGAAGGTTCTTCGCGGGTTGAGAGCGACCTCAACCAGTTGAGTAAAAAGACGCTCGCCATTGGTGCGACGCTTTCCTTGGCGACAGCCAGTCTTCTTTCCGCCCCGCTGAGTTCTGCTTCTGACCTTCAGGAAACGGTCGGCAAATTCAACGTCGTCTTCGGTGACTCAGCCGGGATTATGTCGCAGTGGGCTGACACCACCGGCAACGCCATGGGCGAGTCCCGCGAGAGCATGCTGGGGATGCTTGGGGGCATGCAGGACTTGCTCGTTCCGATGGGTTTGATGCCCAACGTCGCGGAGGGAATGAGTCAGACGCTGACTGGCTTGGCGGTCGACCTTGGCTCGTTCAATAACATGAGGACGAGCGATACGTTCAGGGACCTCATGGCCGCGATGACTGGCTCCAGTGAGGTCATGAAGAAGTATGGTGTCATCGTTGATGAAACCGCTGTGAAGCAAGAGCTGCTGGCGATGGGGCTCGACCCTAAGGCAGCCGACAACGCGGCAAAGGCTCAGGCTCGGTTAGCAATCATCATGCGTGGCACGACGGCTGCCCAGGGTGACGCAATCCGCACTGCTGATTCGCACGCCAACGTGGTGAAACGATTGTGGTCAACAATCAAAGACGTGTCGGGCGTTGTTGGTGGTGCATTCCTGCCTGACATGACTGCCTTAGTCAGCGTCGCGTTGTCCGGTGCTGCTGCCGTTGGCGACTTCGCGAAGAACAATCAGGACCTAGTCCGAGTGCTCGGTTTGGCAACGCTTGCTGCCGGTGGCCTGGGCGTTGCATTGGTTGGCGTCGGAATCTCAGCGAAGATTGCGGCAAGTGCGGTTGGAGTGGTCACGCTGGCCTCTCAGGTGGCTAGCACCGGAGCTGCTGCCGCGTGGGAAGCCGTCTCGATCGCATTGTGGGTGATCACGCTTAAATCGCGAGTGGCTGCGACCGTCGTCCAAACGGCGTGGATGGTTGCGGCAAAGGCGATCGCTGTTGGTTGGCAGGTGTTGACAAGCGCAATGTCGATTGCGGTGAAGGGGGCAATCGCTTCGGTCACTGCAGCGGCAATTGCGACACCTTGGATCGTTGCTGCTACTTCTATCGCGGTGGCTTGGTTTGGGGTGGATGCGGTGCTGCTGTCATCTGCCCTAGCGGCGAACGCGGCTTGGACTGCCTCTGCTGGTTTTGTGACTGCGGCATGGACCGCATCCGCTGGTGTTCTTATCCCGATTGCGGTTGCGATCGGTGGTGCGTACACAGCGACCGCCACGTTCATCTCAGCGGCTTGGGCAACACTGTCGGCGGCATTCGTTGGCGCCGGGGTAGCTAGTGTGGCATCGGCGACCATTTCCAATCTTGCGTGGTCCGCGCTCGGTGCGGTCCAGGCTGCGTTGGCTGCCGAGGCAACATTGTCCGCTGCGATTACATCGCTTGCATGGTCCGGTGCGGCGGCAGTTTCCTCGCTGGCGTGGTCAGGGTTCGTGACATTGCTGACGGCTGCCTTGGCGCCTGCGTCTTTGATGGCTGCGGCTGGGTTTGCTGTGTCTGGGGCTTGGACGGTAGGCGCTGCGTTGGTGTCTGCTGCTTGGGCTATTGCCTGGGCAACGATCAGCGGTCCGCTGCTGCCCTTCATTGCGTTGGGTGCTGGTGTCCTTGGCATCATCACTGCAATGGGTGTTGGCATCAGTGTTCTAGCGGCGAAGTCAGTCGATCTTGGCGCGGGCTTCGAGAAAGCGCGGTCGATGATTGGTGGCGTCGTTAGCGTCGTGACCGACGTATTCAACACACTTCAGATGGCATTGAGTTCGGGCAACTATGCAACGGCTGCACAGGCTCTTTGGGCAGGCATTCGTCTTGCATTCTGGGAGGGCGTCAGCGGAGCCATGTCGGCGTTTGGGTGGTTATTCGACGAAGGCATGAAGATGGCGGGGAGGTTCTTTGACTCGCTGCTTCAGACCACCTGGCGAATCATGAAGGCTGTGGCAAAGGCCATCATGAATCCGTTTGAAGCAGCCAAGGAGATCGGTAGTGCGATCGCTGATTTGGCCAGCACGGCAACGAGTTTCAACGTTGATGATCGATCCGCAGCCGCGCGTGCAGAGCTTGCGACTATCCAGGGCATCTTGAGCGCCGAAGCAAAACGGAATCAAAACGCAAAAGATGCCAAGAAGGTTGTCGAGGAATCGATCAGCCAACAGGAACGGCTTCGCCAAGAGCTGGAGAAGATCAACCGTCTTCAGAAGGCCGGAGCATTAACGCCTGAGCAGGCCAACAAAGCTCGTGAGCACGCCAAGGCAACGATCATGCCGGGGACGCCAACGGCTTCAGCAGACGACCGCGATGTGTTTGGCGAAAAGGTCAAGGCGTTGGAGCTTGAGATTCTCGCTCTCGAAAAAGGGGAGACCGCAGCGGAACGAAAACGGCTCGCCGACGAGGGGCTGACCAAGGCGCAGATTGCCCAAATCGAAATGCTCAAACGTAAGAAGCAAGCCATCGAAGAGGCCGCTGAGGCGGAGAAGAACGCTTCGCAGAAACGAGTCGAGCAGGTGTTCAAACGCGGCGAAGAGCTTTCCGAGCAGGGTGCGTCGCCTGCCCAAGTCTTTGAGAGGGTGATGAGACAAATCAACGTCGACCAAGAAGCAGGACGCATCGACAAAGGAACGGCGGAAGACGCCAAGGAGACCGCTCGTGGCAATCTTGATGACCGAATGGAGGCGTTGAAACGAGAAGGCAAAGCGTTGGCCGATGCGCTGCGAACCCCGGCTGAAATCCTCAACGCCAAGATGAAGGAAATCGCCCAACTACAGGATGCTGGCGCCATCACCGAAGACACGGCATTGCGAGCCGAAGACAAAGCTCGGAAAGAGTTCATGGCCGAACAGGAGCGAGGGATCGAGACCGCGCGGCAAGTTGATGAAACGATTAAGTCGGAACGATCCAAGACCGGCCCCACTGGTGCATTCAGTGCAGCAGCTGCCGTGATCATCGGATCTAGCGGCAGCGTGGAAAGTGAATCGCTGAAGGTCCAGAAAGAGACAGCAAAGAACACCGCATTCATCGCCAAGCAGGCGAAGAAGAACTCTGCCCCTAGGTTTGCTTGATGGCATCTGACCTGAACAACACGCTGCCCAACGGTCTCTACCAGGGCGGAACACTTGGCGTCTACAACGGCGTTCGAATCAAAGAGCAACGGGGACGCAGTGGCGTAGACACCACCACGGGAACGGGGACGGCTCAGCGCACTTGGTTGGTGTCAGGCACCGAAAACCCGCAAACGGCGAAGGCTGCGATGATCGACGGGCCAGTGCTAATCAATCAGTACGACGGCAAATTCATTGAGTCGTTGGAGTACGACATCGGGCCGTCGTCCGATAGCTGGGAATTCACGGCTCACTACTCTGCCGCTGTTCCTGACATCGGTGGATACACGGTATCGATTGACACTTCCGGTGGGACCATCCTTCAGACTGCCAGCTACGAACAAACGAAGTACGCGATTGCAGGTAAGCAAGCACCGGACTTCCACAAGGCCATCGATGTCCAAGATGGGGCACCGCAGGGCGTTCAGCGGATCATCCCAGCTCTCAAGATCAACGTTCGGGCAAAGATCGCCACGGAATACGTCTACTCTCCGATGCGGTACGCAAAGCTCCTTGCGAGGCTCACTGGAACGGTCAACACCGCTTCAATGTTTGGTGGTGAGTTTGGCCCCGGAGAGTTGCTCTTCGCAGGGGCAAGCGGTGAAGTAGTCGCCGAAGACCCACAATTGACTTTTACCTTCCTTGCCTCGGAGAGCGTTACCAGTTTGTCGATTGGCGGAATCACCGGCATCAACAAGGCTGGGCATTCATACATGTGGATGCTCTTCGATACGGACAAGGACCCAACCACAAAGATGCTGGTGAGTAAGCCAAGAGCCGTCTACGTCGACAAGATCTACGGTGATGCCGATCACGATCTGATGAAGATTGGACACACCCCAACGGTGGTCGTATGAGCGACCTGAAGGTCAGACCAGGGCAGCCCATCCGAGCGTCCAGCATCAACAAAATCGTTGATCGTCTGGAGAGCAATTCCGCTGGCTTCGCGGCGGCAGGCTTCGTAGTCAATCGAGTCGAGTGTCTTATCAAAAACACCAGCGGCGAAGACCGTGACCTTGGTGAGCTGATGGTCATCGACGATTGGGACGGTCCCGATGGTGAAAGCCCTTACGAGGTCGGGAAGAACATCGCCTACCTCTGCATTGATCCGGTTTGGCATTCCCAAATCAGCCGGTTGGTCATTCTTGCTGAGCCAATCCCCGATGGTGAATACGGTCGCGCGGTGTTGAGCGGTCAGTGCCTCGTCAAGATCACCGGTGGTGATAGCGACGATGACTTCATCGCCATCGACCCGGAAACGCCCACTGAGGGCCTTGGTACCACATCCGGCTTCGGTCGCATCCTTGCCGTTCCAGAGGAGGGCGACCACGCGTTGATTGTCTTCCGCGATGAGCAGCCTATGTGGCGGTACGAGCTTACAGAGGACGTCAGTGGGGGCGAGGCGGAGGCCAAGCTCCTACCTTTGGATTCAAACACTCCGATCGGTGGGACGGAGCGAATCACGATCGACGACTTTGGCGACTACATGGACGACCAGGAAGCGGGAAACCGTGGGACGTGTTGGTTGGTCGGCAATAAGTTCATTCCTATCCAGGCGAGGTGTGGATCATGAGCAGGCGTGGTTGTGGGTGTTGTGGCGGTGAGTGCTTTTGCGGCGACACAATTGATGGCGAGGTGGCGATTAAGTTCACCGTCTCCGGCCTTCTTTCGTCATACGACATGTCTGGGGAGCCTTCGTCCTGGGGGACACCCTTCACTGTCGACGGGCTTGATCAGTTCAATGGGACCTACCTAGCTGGCTTGCCAGTGTCCGAGCTGAATTGCCAGGTGATGGACAGGACGGAGGTGATAAATGTCTCGCACAACATCGTGAATTCGCAGCACGGAACGCGAGTGCAGACATTGACTTCCAGTTCGTCGACTGGCGGATCTGGTGTTACGTTCAATCTGCTATTTGGATTCGGCGGAGGAACACCCGGAAACGCTGGGAACTACGTCTACCAGGAGAGGTTCCACTGCTGGAGCACAGCAAACGGTGCGACGGTCCTATCGCCTCTCCCTGAAACCACGGTCACGTTTAGCCCTTACGTCCTATTCTGGCGTCAGGCAGGTCCTCCTGGCACCCAGGTGACATCCTCGTATCAGTTCACAGTCAAAAGGGAATTCGTTGTCATCCCAGTGTGATCTGTGTGGAGTGTGGCACTCGCGTGACAGTTGCCCGCTATGCCTTCCGGGTGGGCCGGGGACCGAACTAGCCAAGATAATTCCGAAATTCTTCGGGGCAGACGGATGCGGGTGTCGTGCCTACGCACGCAAGATGGACCGATGGGGTGTCCGTGGCTGTGAGGAGCGATTTGACGAGATCGTCGAACACCTGGTGGAGCAAGCGAAGTCGAAGCGGATCATCAGACACTTCGGGGTGGTCAACCGAGTTGTAGCTGCCTGTTGGGTCCGAAAGACCATCGCCGTCGAAACTGACCGTCTTCAGCGGCACCATAGGGGTGATGAGCGTCCTGGGCATGGTTCCCACGGGCAGTAGCTACTCCGATACAGACTCGATCGATGCAGAAAAACACCGCGAACCAACGCTTCTTCGTCAAAGCCTTCGATGAAAACGGCGCGGTGACCGGCGACGCTGCGAACATCACCTGTCAGCTCTCCATTGATGCCGGTTCCTACGTCGCTACCAACGACGTTAACCCCACTGAGATTGGCACGTCCGGGCAGTACGTTTTTGATCTCACCCAGGCGGAGACCAACGGCTACGAGTTAAGCTTTGTCCCTGAGTCATCGACATCCGGCGTTCAGGTCATGGGGATGCCGACGAACGTTATCTACACCACAGAGCCACTTGATCTGAATGCCCTTGCGCAGGCCGTCGCGGATCGCATGTCCGGGGTTCAGTTATCGTTCCAGCAACAGGCGCAGCTATCGAGCGAGAAACGTCTGTCTGTCGTCCAGGGCGATGACTACTCACGCAATCCAATCAGGATCGACATCGACGTAGCGGGTGAGATCGACGGCGACACGGACCTGACCGAGACGGTGCTAGTCGTATCGTTCGAGCGATGGGGATCGCCCTTTGGTTTCCGCATGCCGATCGAAGGCAGCGTGGGCGACTACTACGCGATGTTCTCGGCCTCGTACATACAGACTCGCTGGCTACCCGTGGGGCATCACGAAGCGTTGTTCCGAATCGAGTACGAGGCCGATGAGCTATTTACCATCGGCGAGGGTTGGTTCTCGGTGCTTGGGCAGGCGGTGGATCGGACTGACCTGACGACGGTTGATGACTACGTGGATGTGTAGTCGACACGCTCCATCCAAAGTTTGCTCACCAGCTGAGCCAATCCCTGGCGTTTGAATTTGCTAAAATCCCGAGAACCTTTCTCGAATTGCAAGGGATACGCATGGCAAATAGATGGAATCCGACTGACCTGAACTTCGACAACGAACCGCTCAAGCGTAGCGATTTCGCGGATCGACTAGAGAGCTTCCTGACCGTCGATCACATATTTGTGCCGGGAAGCTTGGTGGTCTCACTGGAGGCCCCGTTTGGCTCAGGAAAATCCGTTTTTCTGTCGATGTGGGCAAAACGGCTGAAACTGAACTATCGACAAGGTTCTGATACCCCCGTTCCGGTACTTCTCAATGCATGGGAGGATGATTTTGCTGGGAACCCGTTTCTTTCGCTGATTAGCAACCTGATCAAAGCCGTCGAAGAACTGGATATTGGGGACGATGAGCAAACAGCCGACTTGCGTGATGCGGCAGCTAAGGCTGGATGGTATCTGACGGGGGTTGCGAACAGTTTTGTGCGGTCAAAGGTCGGGGTTGATTTTGCATCGGGAGCAAAACTTGCGGAAGAGAAAACCGAAGATGCAGAAAAACGCAACCGCGCCGATTTGGTAAAAGAATTTGAAGCAATGAAGGCTGCGCTAGAAAGCCTAAAGAAGCTTCTGAGGTCAATTCTCGGCAGCAATAGCGAAATCAAAGCGATTGTTTGCGTTGATGAACTCGATCGATGCAGACCTGATTACGCAATTGCGTATTTGGAGACCATAAAGCACATTTTCGACATTCCCGGAATCGCTTTTGTTCTTGCAATCGACAAAGGTCAGCTAGAAAACTCGGCAAGATGTTTGTTCGGGCAGGACTTAAAGACTGAAGAATATCTGAGGAAATTTGTCCATCGAAGGATCTATCTACCTCGCCCAAGTCCCGAAGATGTCAAGGATTTCGTTGAGTCCTGTGTTTCGCGTTTTGTAGTTGTGCCAGGTGTCCGTGACAGTCGCCTTTCAGCAAGTGAGTTGCACGCGAGTATCACGAAAATTTGCATCGGTTTCGGGTTGTCTCTAAGGCAGATCGAATCTGTTTTCCGCACCCTCGGGCATCTTTTCTACACCGAAACATCAAGAGGTGAACTTTTCCCAGCTTTCAACTATGCCAGTATGTTTCTTGTTTGCTTGCAAGCTTACGACTCAAAGACTTACGAAGCCTTTCGAAATCGCGATCTGACCGTAGCAGAACTGTTCAAAAAGTTGTTGCCTGTTTTAGGATGGAACAGCGCAGAGATGTATGTTGGAACGTGCTACTATGGCCAACCGGAACATATGATTTTGGACGGATTCCGCGAGTATCTAAAGCAGAATGATCTTCTGGATGACACCGGCAGTTCGAACGATGAACAGCGTGCTAGAAGACGCGAACGGCTGGAATCGAATCTCGCGTCGAGTTGGGGAGACTTTGGGGAAGAGCCACTGGAACGCGTTTTCAAGAATATTGAAACAGCATCCACTTTTCCCTAGCGACTGAATGCATGATGATTCTTCAGTTTTTGCCCGCATGGCGTATCAGGCGGGCTTGTGAGAGGCTTCGCTTGGGAATGCGGCTACAGCTTCGGGGCGACCTTAGCGGCACGCACAGCGGCATCTAGTGACTTCTGGGCGTAGTGGTCAGTCATCAGGGCAGTTGAGTGCCCTAGCAGTGCTTGTGCTTCCTCTGTGCCACCCAGTGCGGCTCTGATTGTCGTGGCGCTCAAGTGGCGCAGTTGGTAAGGGAACCAGTGAGGACTCCCGGCAGCTTTCTGGGCGCGTTGGAGTGCCTGCCGGTAGGAGTGAGCGTCGTAGTGATCCCTTGGCAGACGTTTCGGATCTTTCTTCCGATTGGTTCCTTTGCGATTCCCACACGACATCGGAGTCGTTCGTTTGGCAGCTCCGACAGCACGTCGCCATTCCATCGCCTCTTTCGGTGAGAAACAGTAGGACTCGGGGTGGCGTTGCAGGAAGTCAGTAATCGCATCGCGGGCATCGTCGATGATCGGAACAGCCTTCGCTTTCCCACGCCAGCCGGTTTTGTGTTTGCTGGGGACGTAAATCCAATTGTCACCTGACCGGTCGATGTCACAGGGACGCATGATGCAAACCTCACCTGGACGCATTCCGGTTGCCACCTGGATGCGCAACATCGCCTTGATGATTGGGCTGAGGAACGGAGCGGTCATCCGAACATGCTCGATCGGCACAGGCTTCACCGGTTCAGTTTCGGGAGCAGTTGTTTGCCCGTTGCGTAGCGTGTCGAGAGTCTTGAGCTGCTGAACCTTGGACACGTCAACAAGTTCCCCTGCCACTGCAATCGTGAACATGCCGATGACCGAATTGATGATCCGATTGACGTAGGTTCGTGCGAGTGGCTTCTTCGGCTTCTTGCGTTTGTGTTTCCACTTGGTAGGCATGCCGTTGGCAACCAGCTCATCACGGAACGCTTTGAGTTTGACCGGTCCAAAGTCATCGACGGTGACGTCGCCAAACATCGAGTCCAGCTTGTCGGCCAATTGCTCGCCACGGTAGCGATCCTGGTTCTTCTCTGCGTATTTCTCTTTGAGATGTTCGCGATAGAGAGCGGTGACGTGGCTGACCAGCACCGGAGCGTTGCTCTGGTTGCTTTGAACCAGCCCCGAGTGGGAAGCGTTCACCATCGCCAACGCCTGATCTTCGATCGACTGAACAGAGAAATCTTCTGGCAGAGAAAGCCCACCGGACTGGTAGGTCGCGATGAGGACGGCGTAGCGAGCAAGCGATTCAGGCGAATCATGTTTGCCGAGATAGTAGTCCTTGCCGCCGATCGTGCAGACTGACTGCCCGGAAACGTGGAATCGACGGGCGGGCGCTTTGGACTTTGGACGAGCCAT